CTTCATTCCAGTCCCATAAATTTTAAGATTCAATCATATCTTATCATCAACAATGCCATTTAAACTCATTCTAAGGCATCGCCACGCTCTTTAAATTTAAATCTAATAGGGCGATGACACCATTGTAATCAGACACCTTGTAGTCCCTATTAGGCTTGCCATAGTGCCTACATATTCCCATCTGTTCTAACTGCGTTTTCTCACTATGACACGATTGGCACAAACATTGAAACAAATTCACATAAAACGCATTACCACCTACTTGCATCCAAGGGAACACATGGTCAAGGTGTTGCGCTTGCCTAACAATCCCACCAGCCAAACAAGCAGCACATAACGGATTCTTACTCAGTTCAATCTGTCTAAGCTGTCTCCATTGCTTAGATTGGTACAAATCAAGCCCAGCCTTACGCCTCTCGCTTTGATTATATCGCTTGTAATCAAACACATCCCTACCACCATGCTCTAAGCACATGGTATTGGTCTTACTTCTTTCATTCTTACAACCAAGCATAGAGCACTTGGTATAGGTAGGTATGCTAGGCATCGTCTTAAGTAGGGTCTTGAGTTATATGGATAGGATTATTGTCAATCCAAATATCTACCTCAATACCCATTTCTTTTACAAAAGGCTCTTTTGCTTTTCCTTTAGTAAAAATGATATGGTCATGGGGCAATACCTTACCAATGCTATCCAATAGGTTTTGATTCTGTTGCTCACCAGTATGGTGGGTAATGCAATAAACATCCCATTTACGCATCTTGCACATATAAATGAAAGTATCCCAAAACTTAGGATCGGCTGAATAAGTATTGTGATAATCCAAAGCAACAATTAATCCTTTTTGCCTTTTTTCCTCTAAATCATCATCTTCTTTAAATCCAGAAGCATGAGCCGCTTTTGCAACTTGAAGGGCTTTTGATTTAGTTAAAAACGGGCCTTTTCCTCCCCAATACCATCCATTTGATTTTTTAATAATTGGCATATTATTTCTTTCTTTTAAAAATATTATTTTTACATAATATATATTTATTAATAAATATTAATAATAAAACAACCAAACAACAAAGTTAGCAATTCCTAACCTTCATGCACCAAAACGGGACAAATAGTTAGCGGGACAAGGGACATGTATAAATACACATGTCCCGCTATGTCCCGACAAAACACTAATTTGGGCGGGACAAATGTCCCTCAATGTCCCGCTATGTCCCGTGTCCCGTAAGGGTAAACCCTTAATCATTATAATGACCTGACTTATTAATATAATCAACTTTAATACTACTTTCCCTGATCCCAGAGTCAGGTAAATTGAGTCTATATATGTTATTAGAAACCTCAAGCACACCCATACTATTTAATTCTTTTCTGCACCTTTGAAATGCTTTTCTCTTTGCTTCATTATTATCAGCAGTACTCATTTCATAATATTTATTTCTCCATTCTTCTATATTAACTCCTAAATAATTATAATCACCATCAAATACTGGAGTTAATTCTGCGGTGATCCAATATGATGCTATTCCCTGCCTTTGGGTTTCATTTAATAATTTAGCCTTATTACTTGGCTCATCAATATTATCTACAGCAATAGAGCAGCTGGTTAATAAATCTCCATCTTCATCCTCACCCAAAATATGTAAATGCAATCTAAACGCATGATCTTTACCATCAGCACCATCTTTAACCTTGTCAGCCTTCCAGTTGCGCCTATCATTATCCCTACTGACCTCAATAGCGCAATCAACGGCTGGTATTTGGCTAGAGTGTCCTCTTGGCCCTTTGCTCGCATCCTTACCACTATGTGCCACTAAAGCAATCATTCCCTGGCATGAATCTTGTAAATATTTTGCACCTTCAATAATCATTCCCATATCTTTACTATCATTCTCATTGGCATCAGGTGCTGCACGATTTTGAGTATCAATAATGACTAGACCACCACTAGGCAACACATAAGACAAATCCATCAAATCTTGCTTTTGGTTAATCTTAAATGGTTGCATCACCAACCTTAAACGCTCTGGTAATGGTCGGTTATGTTGTTTTTTCCAGGCTTCTGCCCGTAAACGATAGCCTGATTCACCTTCTAAGGCTACATACACCACATCTGTAGCTTTAACCTTATAACCAAACCATTCCCTACCCTCTGCTACAGCGCAAGCCATATCAAAGGCTAAAAAGGACTTTCCAGCCTTGCTAGGCCCATAAATTTGGGTCAAACCTTTAGTTGGCATAACGCCCTTAATCAACCATGAAATAGGCTCAAACTGCTCTAAATCTTGTGCTGTCAATAGTTTAAAACGAGGCTCAGATGGCATTAACAAGGATAGTAAATCGTGACCAGATTGACGATAATCATTGGCATCTCCTAAAACTGGAGGAAGGATAACTTTTACATTAGATTTTAAGGCGGCTTTATCTGCACAAGTTTGACCAGTACCGGACTCATCATTATCAGCCACAATGACCAATTCTTGTTTTGACCCAAATCTTTCTCGTAAAATTTCAGTAACGGAGACTAAATTTGATGCTGAGTAAGTCACCACACAAGGTCTGCCAGATACCTCATAAATTGCTGAGGCGGTGGCAAATCCTTCTGCTATATAAATGATGCCAGGATCATCTAAAGACCCAACAAACCAATACTTTCCAGCTACCGAACTACCATCTTGAAACTGTTTTTTACCATCGGCATTGATATATTGCAAAGAGGATAACTCACCATCCTCTGTAAATAAAGGCAAAATTAAACGACCATCGCCCGTAATCCGAGAGCCATGAGCTTTCACACCTTTATTAACAAGGTAAGCATGGGTGTCAGTAGCAAATCCCGCATTTGACCATATTTCATGGCAAGTTTTAGCAGCTGTATCGTTCTTAAGTTTGGTTTCTAGTTGCCTTATAGATTGAGCCTCAGCCATTCTTTGAGTCTGAGCCATAATTTCTACAGTAGTTAGTTGCCTACCAATATCGGCTTTCCAAGCAATACCACCATCAGCCATCCTCCAATCCCCAAAACGCCCTGCGGGGACTTTATCGCCAAATAACACATACCATCCTGATTTATCATCTTTTTTACCATTGGTGGAAAAACGATGAATCTTCCCATCAAACCAAAATTGATCAGGTGGCTCAATGCAATTTTCTCGCATAGCATTGGCTATTTGAATCTCTGGTGAATCTATACGCTGTAAAGACTGGATGTTATCAGGGCTAAAATTATTGCCTAAAATTGAGGTGAGGTTAGTCATTATTAACCTTCAGCTTTCAATGCACCACCTGTTTTAACCTCTAACTCATATTGCCTTCCAGCTGGTGGGTATTCTCCCCATTGATAAATGACTTGAGGCCATACCCCTAGCTCATCTGCGAGCTTTTTAAGGCTTCCGTAATAATCTATTGCTTCTTGTGTTTTCATCTTTTTCCACTTTTCTTGAAATATATACTTGACATCTTATCAGTAATACAATAAAGTTACAACTAATGCACAAACGGATTGTCCAAAAGTGCAGTAAACATAAGGAGTTAAAAATGGCTATTAGCCTTAAAAGTACTAGCGATTTATCAGCCAATGGCGTTAAATTGTTGGTGTATGGTCAAGCTGGGGCAGGTAAAACTAGCTTAATTACAACACTTCCAAACCCAATCATTTTAAGTGCTGAAGGTGGTTTGTTATCCATTCAAGATGCTGGTTTGCCTTTTATTGAGATTACCTCAATGGTAGAGCTTAAAGAGGCTTATGAGTGGATTGTGGGAAGTGATGAAGCAAAGCAATTTGAATCAATAGCATTAGATTCCATTAGCGAGATTGCTGAGGTGGTTTTGGCTTACGAAAAGAAAATTGCCAAAGACCCACGACAAGCTTATGGAGAAATGCAAATTCAAATGGCTGACATTATTCGATCATTTAGAGATATTTCAAATAAAAATGTCTATATGAGTGCCAAACTAGAAAAGACCTCAGATGAAATGGGTCGTATTCTTTATGCGCCATCTATGCCTGGCAATAAAACTGGTCAATCTTTGCCCTATTATTTTGATGAAGTGTTAGCACTACGAGTCGAGAAAGATGCCGATGGTAATGCACAACGAGCTTTGATGTGCGATTCAGATGGACTATGGTTGGCTAAAGATCGTTCTGGCAAATTAGATCAATGGGAAGCACCTGATTTGGGTGAAATTATTAAGAAAATTGGAGGTAAAGCATGACCTCCGACCTTAATGAATTGTCCCAACTTTGGTTAGAAGCTAAAGAAAAAGAACGCATGGCAGTAGAGGCTAGGCGCATTTATGAAGATCGGATGTTATCTTTAATTGGTATTGCTCAAAATCTTGATGGTACTGAAAATGCTTGTACAGAACAGGGTTATGCCATTAAAGTAGTTGGTCGCTTGAACCGCAAGGTTGATTCTGACAAATTACAAGAACTAGCAATCGAAGCTGGATTGCAAGATCACCTATCTTCCCTCTTTAGATGGAAACCTGAGATCAATGCAGCTGTATGGAAAGCCGCAGATGAAAGCATTACCAATCCATTGTTAGGCGCAATTACAACAACACCAGGCCGACCATCATTTTCAATCATCAAAGAAGTATCTTAATTTAAAGGAAATAATCATGTCATTTTTAGATCAAACATTTGAAGCAGATGCACTACCGCAATCAACAGGTTTTGAACCATTACCTGCCGGATGGTATGACACCACCATTCAAGGTGCTGAACTCAAAACTACCAAAGCTGGTAATGGTCAATACATTGCAGTTAAATATGCAATTACTGGGCCAACCCATCAAGGTCGCATTGTGTTTGGTAATTTGAATATTAAGAATCCAAACCCCAAAGCAGAAGAAATTGGGAGATCACAGTTAGGTGATTTAATGAGAGCTATTGGCTTGGCTAAAGTAAGCGATACCGACCAATTAATTGGTGGATCATTAGCAATCAAGTTAGTCATTAGCAAGCGTGAAGGTTATGACGATGGTAATGAAGTAAAGGGTTTTAAATCATTGGGTGGTTCTATGCCTACGGCTACAGCTCCAGTTGCACAGGAGTCAGGAAAAGCCGCCCCACCTTGGGCTAAGAAGTAAAAGTTAAGGAGCTACTCTGACACTATTCAGCTCTATGGCTCTTAGAGATTTCAGACTAAAAAGACTGAGTAGCTCCACCTAATTAACTAAATATAGGAATTATTATGCGTGACATTTTTGATTCAAAAGCCTCTTATATGACAGATAAAGTAGCCATACTTTTTAAATTGGAGCCTACGCTTGAAGCTATTGAACAAGCTAGAAAACTATTAGATTCCATTACAGACACCTTAATTTTGGAAAGCATAAAATGAATCCAGACCGCAAAAGAATTTACGATTTTGTAGAAAAAAACCCCAATGTAACAGTTAATCAAGTGATTGATGCTATAGGATTATCTCGATCACTTTGCTACAAGTTTCTTGTGACTGAACATTTTATTGCAACTAAAGTACGCAATCGAATGGGAGGCATCGTAATGATATTTTCTATTAATGACAATAAAGTCATAGCCAATCAAAATATTCCAATTCACCATGAGTTGCATAGAGCATTTTGGGGTGTAGCGTGTTAATTCCTGAACCCACCAACTCTATTCAATCTCTGATAGATAAAAACCATGAATCCCGTCAAGAAAATCCTCGTTATCATCTTGGCTGCTCTACTTTGGGCCACTATTGTGATCGTTATTTATGGCTCTCTTTTCGTTGGGCTGTTATTGAGCGTTTTAATGGAAGAATTTTACGATTATTTCGCAGAGGGCAAATGGAGGAAACTACTATAGTCCAAGATTTGCGTTCTATTGGGATTGACATTCGCGCGACATCGGGCAATCAATCCCGTGTTAATTTTGACTCTCATGTATCTGGTTCAATGGATGGCATTATTTATTATGGAGTGCCAGGTGCATTGAACAAGAAGCACATTTTAGAAGCTAAAACTCATAGTCTTAAATCTTTTAATAAGTTAGTAAAAGAAGGTGTTGAAAAAGCCAATTTTACTCATTGGGTACAAATGCAAGTGTATATGCTTGGTACTTTTAAAGAAGGTGGTTTAGAAATAGACCGAGCATTGTATTACGCAGTTTGCAAAGATAATGATGAGATTTATACCGAGCGAGTGCGTTTTAATAAAGAGATAGCACAAAAATATGTAGATAGAGGTCATCGAATTGCTTTGGCTGATCGTATGCCACCTCCTATATCAACTGATTCAACATGGTATCAATGTTCATTTTGCCCAGCAAAAGATTTTTGTCATAAAAGCCATATTACTAAAGAAGTGAATTGCCGTACTTGCGCTCACTCTACGGCTAAAGAAGATAGCACTTGGCATTGTGCAAGGTGGGATGATGCAATTCCAAATAATGCTCAATATGCTGGTTGTGATAGCCATGTATTGCATCCCGATTTAGTTCCATACCAAATGCTCGATGGTGATGGGGTGAATGGTAAATGGTTGATTGATGGTAAAGAAATTATCAATGGTGAAGATGGATATAAGAGTTCTGAGATATTGGCTAATCCTGCGGTATTAAATGATAAAAGGGTGGATGAGATGAGAGAATTTTTTGGGGCGAGGATTATAGGGAAGGTGGTATGAATGAGTTGGCTCTTTTCGCAGGCGTTGGTGGTGGAATACTTGGGGGACATCTCCTTGGATGGAGAACAGTCTGTGCCGTTGAATGGGAAGCCTATCCAGCAAGCGTATTGTGCGCCAGACAAAATGATGGACTTCTTGAAAGTTTCCCAATCTGGGATGATGTTCAAACCTTTGACGGAAAACCTTGGAGAGGAATTGTTGATGTTGTTTCGGGAGGATTTCCATGTCAAGACATTAGCGCAGCAGGAAAAGGCGCAGGAATTGAAGGCGAGCGAAGTGGAATGTGGTCGCACATGGCAAGAATTATTGGCGAAGTACGACCAAAATACTGCTTTGTGGAAAACAGCCCAATGCTCACTTCTAGAGGACTTGGAACAGTCCTTGGAGATTTGGCCTCGTTGGGGTTCGATGCGGAATGGGGAGTGC